CTCCCATTAACCAGTGAAGAAACTGGTCTGAAAGTACTAAGCTAATTAACCCTACAATGGGTGAGATTTTTTCTACTTACAATATATACACTATGTACAAACATACACGACGGGTAGAGATAGGTTAGGGGGGATACCTCTTCACAGACCGTAGTCTACTGCAAAGAAGCGTGTGACTGCCTCAGTAACGCAGTCCCCTCCAACCCTGATGCTTTGGATACCTGCTATCAGGTCATCCAAGTCTGCGCTAGTTATGTCGTAACGACGACACAGACTAGATTCATCCACATGGATGTTACCGCAATCAGCACCAAATGTCAAGCACTCAAGATCCACGCCAGCAGCAGAATACTGTTCTGCGCTCATCAATTCCTCCTCGTATGAAAATTTATTGACGGTGACACCTGCGTTTCCGAATCTCTCTCTAAGAGCGCTCAACACCCTGCTAGCTGGTTCGTGTACCATACCTCGAACCACGCTCCCGACAAACTGCTTAAATCTATCGGCCCAGGGCAATACCGCAAAATCACTCTGCGACATCCCTAGGTGGACGGCATTTAAATCGCCATCCACTGAGCCCAAGCTCCTGAATATACAACCATAATTCAGGCAAGGAACCCAGCCAGCTCCATCTGCTCTCCGCAAGGGTGAGTGCTTTAGAAACTGGATTTTTTCATAAACTGGTGTACCATCACACCAATTCTCCACAGTCACAACATGCCCAACTAGACTAGCACCATGTTGTATGGCATCATCTGGCTCATCCCATAGGTCCATCTGAACAGCGCAACTTGCTGCTATCAGATACGAAGCCACATGGTTTAGTATCGTTGTTAGAACTGTGCCACTCCCCTCAAAGGCAGAGTGAAATTCGATCATTATTTTTTCCCTAATGTCGGAAGGGTTTAGTAAAGTGACTGGTAACATACACTGTTTTATCAAGCCTATTGCGTGATCCTCATTGAAATTGGCAATGAGAGTTCCAGTTGCCGCAAAAGTCAAGCTGCAATTGGAGGAATCGCAGGACGAGATGTCGACGTTGAAGCCAAATGGTTTTCCATCGATGTTCCCTGAATAGACAGAATCATCGCTGTAGATTACTACAGTCATGCTATTTAGTGTGCATGTGGCATCAATCATCTCTTGAAACATCTTTGACATGGAATCTTCCTTTGGTTTGGCCATAATGTGAATAGTGACCTCCAATGTCTTGGAGAGTGTTCCTCGTGGGAAATAAAACGGTTTGGACATGCAAACTTTGACGAACTCGGGTAGTTCGTTGGCGTACATGCATCCTGCATCGTATGAGACAAACAGTCTCGGTACTTTACCTCTCTTGGCCCACTCTTTCTTAACACAAGCTTTCAACCTTGTGACCATGATGTCTTCACTGGTGTGCAACAGGACTCCATTGACATACTGCTGCCTTAGTTTCTTTCTAACATGGCGAATATTACTAGCGTAGAGTCGACCTGTATACTCATCCGCCCACTCTAGGAAATTGACATAACTCGTATAATAAGCCCAGTGTTTGGTGTTCTGGATGGCGTCAACAGCCACCTGTAGGGCTGGCCTGTTGACTC